CGCATTGGCGCGGCCCACCGTCGCCGGGTGCGTCGTGGCCTGGCGCGTGATCCTCAAGCGCGTGGCCAGAGAAGAGGCCGCCCGGCCTTCCCGCTCCTGCATTGCAAGCAGCCGGTCGTAGCGTTTCAGACCATCATCGTCCGCCAACCATTTCCGGTCGAAGTTCAGGATCTCGTCTGCCAGCAACCGCGCTTGCACTACGTGGCGGCAGTACATCTCCAGAAGCGGCGCGTGGACGGCGGAAAAGGCATCTGCTGGCTGGTCCTCGACGGTTTGCAGCCACACTTCCCGCTCCGCGTCGGTCAAAGTGACCGGGGCACGCAACCTGTCGCTACGGGCAACGGGCGCAACTAGGGCCGCGACCTCCATCGAAGCCGCGGACTTTCTTCCTCGTTGCGCCATGCGAAATTTAGCTTTTTCCTACACGTTTAAGAGAAGAAGGCTGGGCGCGCGGTCTCGAAGGACTCGACCTCGGCTTTTCCCGATACCCCCCCCGGGGCTCTATCCCTCTACCGGCCACCCGTCCGGCCCTATCGCTGGCGCCTGGGTGCCGTGCTCTTCCCGGCGCTTCACGCTGTCATGGCATGCCTTACACAGCGGCTGCCAGTTGTCCCGGTCCCAGAACAGTTTCTGGTCACCCTTATGCGGGATCTTGTGGTCGACCACCGTAGCGACTTCTATCCGCCCTTCCTTCTGGCAGTACACGCATAGCGGGTTGCGGCGTAGGTAAGTCTCTCGCGCCTTGCGCCAGCGGCTTCCGTAGCCACGCTGGGCGGCCGTGCGCTTGTCATCGCGCCAACTCGGCTGGCTCACAGCGTACCCAGATGACCCAGCCCTTCCGGATCGTCGCCTTCGTCTTGTTGCGCGGTCACTGCCTCGGCCAGGTCGGCAATGGCATCAGCCTGCCGGCGAATCGCTGCGGCCAGGTCCGTTTGCACCTTTACGCTCGCTTGCAACGCCGCGATCAAGCCGTCCATCCCAGCAGGAACAACAGAGAGATCGGCGTCACCATCGAGCACGACGCCCTCAGCGCCGAGCCTCTTCGCAAGCTCCTGAACGTGAGGAGTCATCGCCTCTCGATGGCGGTCGGTCAGCAGCGCTTTCGTCTTTAAGATCAGCAGGGCCTTCCCGCCGCATGAGAGATCGGGCTCGCTCATATGCAATCCTTGCGTATCGCTTCATTGCCGCTCGGCGGCGTTCGCAGCCTGAGCAGGGCATCAGACAGACGTCGTATCAACCACTTGACCGGAATTGGCAGCCTGAAATGACCGCGAGCCTACAGCGCCAGGTTCTCCCTGCGGCATGAACGAGCAATCCACCCGGATCACGTCGTCGATATCGAAATGCACGTGCAACTGTGTCAGGCCGTCCGGCAGCCCAAGCTCATCACGCAGGTATGCCAATACCTTCCGGGACTTCTCGCTGCTAGTCGCAATCGCTGCCATGGGGCACCCAAAAAGAATCGCCCCGGCGAGCAGGATGCTCAAACCGGGGCGATCAAAGGCCCGCCGCTGGGCCACTAGAGGAGACGGTACGGCTAATAGGCTGACAATGCGACAGCCTACAGAAAACACTCTAGTTTTGTCCGGACGGTCATGCAAGGTGTCCGGACAAAATAATCTACCAAGTGTCGGTGCGTTGGCTATGCCTCACTGTCATCGACACCACGTATTGCTTTCGGTCAAGGCAACTGGCGTCAATCAATTGAAGTTCCATCTCCTGAACGTCAATGTCACCGTACCTTTCGGTAATCGCGTGCCCCAGGTTGGCCAGACACTCCGTCAGCCTTCTATCGATATCATTCATGTAGCCCTCGCCTCTTGATTGGAATGGCACCAGTGCTGGCACGCCATGTCATAACCGTCCCCCATCCAATGCCCCAACTGCTTGTGCGCCATCTCAAGCAGATCGTAGTAGCGCGTTCGGGACGCTCGGACCCGATCCAGCTTCGCCTTTACCGGACCGCTCCAGACATAGTGAGCAGTGATGACAAGTCGAGCCTCCGGGAATAGGCCCATGACATACCGGTCGATGCGCATCAGGTCGTCATCGATCAGCAGCGCATCCGGATCTGCACGACGCTGCCCGTCGACGCGCATCCGAGCGAATGCGGCCATGTCGGGGTAGCCAAGAGCCGAGCGATTCTCGCCTCGCTTCCAGGCCCCCCATTCCGACAGCAGGATCTCGAGGTTCGACCTCACGCGCCCAGCTCCGTGTAGGGAACTCGGGTCGACAGCGGCAGGATAGGCGGCTGCCACTGCCGGGCCCGTTCTATCGCCTGGCGCATCCGCAGATCAGGCATGTACTCGCGCCTGGGACGGCTGGGCGTGTACGCCTGGCGCTCAAGACCAACGAAGCGACGCAGGATGTTCTCAGGCGTCCCGCCAATCGACGGGTCCAGAAACTGGACGAGCTTGGCAATCTCATGTGCGCTCTGTCGGTACCGGTGGACTGTGATGCCGTGCTCCTTGAGCTTGGCGACCGCCGCTTTCCTCACTTGCGCTTCAGTCATCCTTCTTCTCCTTCACCATTTCCCGCCACAGCTGGGCGGCTTGATCCATGACTTGCTTGGCGACGTCCAAGGCTGCTTCTGTGACCCTTGGCGTCCTGGTCAACCTGTCGAGCTTGTCCAGCATCTGCTGAAGCTGGATGCGTGCGAGTGCGCTGTTCACGTCAGAACTCCTCAACCTGCCAGCCACCGCCGTCCTTTTTCGGGCGAGGACGAACGGCCACGAACTTGAACGGGTACATATGTGCGGCGACTTTGATCTTCACGCGGGCGTCGTCCTGCCAGAATCCCTTGACCTCATGGCATTCGATCCGCCCATCAGGCTGCATCAGCACGAAATCCGGGGTGTAGAACGTGTTGTCGGCCAGCCGCAGCTTGATGCCCTCGAAACGGAACCAGAGGATTTCCCCCGCGTGCTGCAGCGCGCGCAGGTGCTCGGCATACGCCGCCTCCGTCTGGTTCATCTTCCCGGGCTTGAGCCGGCCGAGCGCCAGGTGTCCGCCTCCGGCCTTGCGCTTCATCCGCAGGCTTTCCGCAGGGTCCGCACCTGGCCGGCCAATACGGCTACCAGCTTCCGCCGTGCCAACCGGCTGTCCGTGCTGGCGATGGACGCCGACGTACGAAGGATCGCCGCGGCCAGCCAGACGTGCAGGTCTGCTTGGGGAACGCCCTTGGTGGAGATGGACACCGTAGTCTCCCCTCTATCGGGGCAGTATTGGATGCTCATCTCCCACCTCCATGGCGCAGCCGGCCGCGATGACCGCATGCCGGGTGTCGATCAATTCCCGCTGGAGCCAGCCGATCCAGGCATCGGCGCGGGCGGCACCTGCAATAAGGTTTGCTGCGCCTGCTGCCCGAAGGTCGGCGGCAGCATCTTGCCCTGCGGCAATGGGCGCAGCTCCACCGGCACCGGCTCCGGGCGCAGCACAGGCCCACTCCGGGCGCAGCTGCACAGAACCGCGGCGCAGAGCAGCAGCAAGATCACGTTCGGCACGGTTCGCATCGTTGAGGGCCTTCTGGTAGCGGGTGTCGTTCTCGTGCCGGCTCTGGGCCAGCGCCTTGGATGCAACGCGCGCCTTTGCGGCCACCGCGGCGGTGGCTTCGGCCAGCTGCTGCAGCGTCGCGGCGTGCTGTGCGTTCTCGGTGGCCCGGGCCTGGACTTCGGCCTGGTACTCGCCACGCCAGTGGTCGCCTCCCCAGCGGTAGCCCAAGGCGAGCAGCAGCGCGGCTAGTAGCGCCCCGCCACAGAAGCGGGCGACGTTTGCGTAGGGGCGCAGTGGATCGATGGACAGGCTCATCGATCAATCCTCCGGCCGACGGTGATGGGGCTCTCGATGGTCTTGTCCGACGAAACGAACCACGACCCGAACTCCAGAACCGCATCCACGAACATGCACCACAGATGGAGCAGCGGAACCTTCGGGCTCCCGGTGACCTGCTCCTCACTGTCGATGCGCAGCCAGGACGGAACACCGAACATCCGGCCCTCGTGGGTCATCCCCGCCTCGATGGCGTCGGCCTCCGTGATGTACAGCCAGTACGGCACTCGCATCTCAATCTCCCTGCTCGGCCATGCACTTGGCATGGCGCTCCTGTTGTCGTGTCCACACGCCCTTGCAGCCCTTCGGCCCCCAGTTCTGGGGGAGCGAGCAATCCCGGCCGCCCTGCTTCTTCCAAGCCAGCAGCGCATCGCACGCCGCGCGGTAGTGGCCCGCCTGGTCGGCGGGCGTCTTGGCCTCCACCGTCGCCAGCAGATGCCGGCGCATGCTCGACTTCCGCCAGTTCCCGATTCCGTACTGGCCGATGAAATCGACGTACAGGTCGTATTCGCCTTGGGTCAGCGAAACACCGGGGATCGATGCCTTGAAGCGCGCCTCCTCCTCTCGGTGGAGGTTCCGGGCAAGCTCGGCAGCGCGCGCGCGGGTAATGGGCTCATCGGTCAGCCGCACCGGGCGACCGTCCTCATACCGGGTGGAGCCGTGCCCGATGGTCGGCACGTCGCCTTTCGTCGGGATGTAGGGCCTG